GAGGCAAGAAACAATGGAGCAGGGTCAGAAACTATCAACCGACTTACTAGAAACAGAGATGCCGCAATCAGTGATGTTAGCGATGCTCGTGTTTATAGCTTGATTACCAAGGTGGGAGCACTAAACAATCCCGCTACAAGAGGTGCAGTAGATGATATCTATAGTACAGATCAGATATCGAGCAACAACAAGGCGGCATTGCAAACAGCGGCAATTGCGGCTCTGGAAGCGTCTAGCGATATATCTCATTTTCAATTGACAAGAAATGGCAAACTTCAAGATACCCCTTCGAATAATACAGCAGTAAATACAATAGCTACTGGAGTGAGAAACAGCATTACCAGTTTATCTCCACAACAGATACAAGGACTGAAGACATTACTTGACAAGAATCCGCAAGCCGCTTTTGATTTTCTTCAACATCGTGGTGGATTATCTTGGGACGAAGTCAACTCTACCCACCCCAATTTTATAACGGATTCCGATACATATCCCGCATTGGTAAAAGCTGGTATCACCAAAGCCATAAATACCAAACCAGATCTGGCAAGCACAACAAAAGCTGATGATGAGGCATCCAATGCCGCCGCCAACCTTACCAAACAGATACGTGAGATGGCACAGTATTTCCAGATAGCGGCAAAAGTGGGAGAGGTTGTTACCCAAGGATTCATAAAGATAACAGATGCCATAAACAAAACCATACAGGCAACCACATTACAGACCAAGGCCGATGAGATTGCTCAACAAGGCGTCTTTGATCAAGCCAACATCAGAACGACATTTTCTAGTCAGATTTCACAAACCTCTCAAAGTGCACGTGCAGGACTATTGGGGGTACTAGGAAAATCTGGATTGGATGGCAGAGATCCCAATGTGCAGAGCCTGATCGACAAAGTAGCAAATGCCAAAAGTATAAATGATTTTGTAGCGCTGCAAACATTGTTCAATTCCAGAGGGGGTACGCCAATTACCGGAGAAGGTGCAAACGAGTATTCCAAGCTGCTACAAGAGGCGGTTGACAAACTGAAAGAAATCAGTGTCAGCGAACAAGTTTCTCTTAGAGTGGCCAGTGTTACCAATGAGCTGTTGCAAATACAGAACACCAGCAAAGAACGCGATACACTGCTTTCTAACTCCAAGTACGATCCCGCACTTTTTAATCAGATAGAGCTAAGTAATCGCTTGGGAAATCTTGATCAATTCTCTGGTTTTGGCCAGCAAAGTTTGTTAAATGCACAAAGCGGATTAAACTCCCTTGGACTTCCAGCCACACAAACATCCCTTGACTATGCTTCGGGTCTTCAGGAAGATCGTACTCGTAGCACATTGGCACGAATTCTCAGTAATCGGTTGGGTAGAAATGTTGGAACCGAAGATCAAGATCTTAAAAGTGCCGCGTTAAGTCTCAACCCCGACATACAGGGAAACTCTGCCCTGTCTTCGCAAATATTGGCTGCCGCAGATCCAAAAACAGGATTGTTGAATTTTGACGCTTCAAGCAGAATAAAAGCCGTGCAGACGTCTATTGGCGGTGGTGGTAGCTTAAGCGACTTCCAAAACACACTACAATTCGCCGGGCTAAGTACAACTGATAGCCTTCTGGCCACAGGGTTCAAAAGCGTAGTCGATGCGATCAAAGGCGCTGGAGGTGTTGTTGATGTTCTTAAGAATGGCAAGAACACATCGGCAAAGGATACCGCCACAAGCACACAATCTAATCCAGCGACAGGATACACCATGGAACCGTTTGTTGTGGGTTCAAAAAACAATACCGCTTCACCATTGTTGTCGTCGTCCAACAATCCCTTTACAGGATTCTACACCGGTTTTCAGGGTGCTTCTACATCCTATACCACCGCTATTCAAGATATGGCAAATATAGGCGCTTCAGTTGCCGATAGTATTCAGTCGCATTTCAACAGGCTCTGGGATGGTTTTGCGACAGGAACTGTAAAAAGCCGTATAGCGTTCAGAGAATTTGCCGCTGGTATTACTGGAGACGCTTCTAAGGCATTTGCTGATAAAGCATTTAGTCAGTTGTTCGGCGCTCTTTTTGGTCTTAATAGCAGTATAGGTACTGCCATTGGAAACTTTTTCAGTCCTAAAGGTTCAGCCAATGGCGGCGTCATCGGCATGGCCTCCGGCGGTAAGATTCCCGCCATGCTGACCGGCGGCGAATACTACATCAGCTCCGACGCTGCACGTAAGATCGGTTATACCCAGCTCAACGCCATGAATCGCGGATATGCAAGCGGCGGCCTTGTGATGGGCGGCTCCGGCGTGAAGGACGATGTCCCTGCCATGCTGGATGCAGGCAGCTTCATTCTCAAGAAGTCGGCTGTCCAACGCTACGGTGTCGGGCGGCTCAACTCTATGGTCAGGGGGGTTAGAAGGGCGGGTGGTGGTGCAGTGTTCATGGATCTGGGTGGAGATCCCTCCATGTCGGACATCACCCCCTTCGATACGCCTGACGCGAACAGTGTCCTTGGCGGCACATCCGACGGTTTTTCAAGCATAGGAGGGTCGAGCGGCGTCAACTCCATATTCGGCAGTTTCAATGCGGCGGGTCTTGGTGTCAACCTTGCCGCCGGGGTATTACTCAAGCTGATTGAAGGTCTTTTACAACCAAGGTACGGCCTGCTCGACACCGCCCAAACCACAGCAAACGCCAACAACATCAGGAACACCCAGCAGGGTTACTTCTCCAACCCGTCGTCGGTGCCCAACAACGTGCCGGGCTACGGGGGCAGCACGGGCGGCTTTGCCTATATGGTGCCGGATGGAAACGGAGGCTACCGTGTCGTCAATTACGGCGGCCCCGCCGCGTCAGTCACGAACTACAGCAGTAATGGCGGCATGATCTCCATGCAGGGTTATGATTCGGGCGGCACCGTGGGTCCCACGCCCGGCGCTCCATCCTCTTCCAGTGCTACTCCGCAGGTGGGCGTGCAGGTGATCGTGCATAACTATGGGGCAAGTGGTGGTGTGTCCGCCACGACCCAAACACAGGGGTCTGATGCCCAAAGCAGGGATTTCGCCGCCAAGATGGGACAGCAGGTACAGGCAGCCGTACAGAAGCAACTACAGGAGGAGCTTCGTTCAGGTGGCCTGTTTTCTCAGCAGCGTCGTTACTTCCCAGCCACCCAGCAATAACATCTAACCATGGCCTACGTTTCCTACTACTTCGGACCCTACAACGCTGGTATCACCTATTCACAGTTCGATATCCTGTGGGATGGTTACAACTACTACTACTCGACGCAACCCAACAACGTGGGTAACAACCCCTATGCAATCTACCAGTACAACCTGACGTCATATGGTCGATATCAGGACTTGGCCACGCTCACCTTCACCTATACTGGTGGACCCTCCTTTGCCCCCGGCAGCATGGTATCCACCTCCGTAACAGCCGACGGCGGTTACAGCTATAACGGGATGATCACGCAGGGAAGCGCGGGCGCTGTCTCTGGTGTTGGCAGCGTGTCGTATATCAACGCCGGATGGGACGAGCCAACCCTGTCAACCGCTGGCACTATCACCTCGATTGTCTGCCCCGCTTGGACAACCGGGTTCATGTTCATACCCAGCTATTCCTCCCCATACGAGAACCAGCAGGGCGTGATCTCCGCTCAGTTCGAACAGGGTTACGAGCAGCGGCAGGCGGCATCCATCAACCCCAACACGGACATATGGTCGTTGGCCTTCTTGGACAGAAGCTCCAAGGAGGCGCGTGCCATTCGTGTCTACACCCAAAACGCCGCTGGTGTATATTCCTTCCCCATCATGATCACCGACCCCAACTTTGGAAACCAGCCGAACCAGAAGTTCATCACGGCTGCTGGTGTCAAGATCAATCCCAAGAGCTTCAATGTCAATGACGTGTCAGTACAGGTAAGACGAGTATTCGACCTATAACCCATAGGTCGGCAAAGGAACGGAAATACAATGCCAGAACAACTAGTACAGCAGGAAAGCATGAGGTTCACCCCCTCGACTCTGGTGAGCCTATTCACGCTAAATGGACAAAACATTGGACTGGAAGAACCCTTCTACTTCTGCGATGGTGTGGCCAGCTCGTGGCAACCCATCGTGTTCAACGGTCAGGCTTATGCCCCCTTCCCGATTCTTGCCACCAAGTTCGGCTATGACGGCACTGGCAAACCTGTGCGCCCTACCCTGACCGCATCCAACATAAACGGGTTTGTGTCACAGCTGCTTTTGAACAACCAGAACCTCATCGGTGCCATGTTCATCAGGCAAAGAGTGTTTGCTCGCTTTCTGGATGCGGCAAACTTCCCCAACAATGTGAATCCATGGGGCACTCCAGATCCCACGGCGGCATACCCAGAGGAGATATGGTATGTGAACAGGAAGGTGCAGGAGAACCAGCAGCTGGTGGAATGGGAGCTTGCTTCCCTGTTCGAAACGGACGGGCTAAAGCTGCCGCGCCGTCAGATTATCTCCAACGTGTGCGGGGTCAAATATCGCGATCCCCTTACATGCGGTTATAGCGGCGTGCCGCTGGCGGATAAGAACAACATCCCGTTCATTGGAAGCTACTATGGCTTCTCGTCTCTAAACAATCGCGGATTGTGGAGCCCGAGCACCGGATACAACGCCGGGGATTACGTGTATATAGTCAGCAACCTGCCGCAGTTCTCGGGGTTGCGGATTTTCTATGTGTGTCTGGTTAATGGAACAGCAGGCAATGCCAATTCTCCGATCAACAACCCCAGCGCGTGGGTTCAGGACTACTGTCCCAAATCCATTGCCGGATGCAAGATCAGATTCCCAGCCCCGGCCACGATCAGGGGAGGATTCTTTCCCGGCACCGCACAGGCACCTTGGATTTCCCAGCAGTCCCAACTGATCTAATGCACACCAGACTAAAGCAGAGTATCATAGAATGGGCCAAGGTGTCTAATGAGGAAATCTGTGGGTTCTTATATGCCACAACCACAGAAGTCAAAGCGTATCCATGTGTCAATATCTCCCCCGACCCAAAGAACGAGTTCAAGATCGCCGTTGATGATCACCTTGCCTGCATCAAGCTGGGAACAGTCATGGGAGTCTATCACTCGCATCCCACCGGCCCCGCCGGGTTCAGCGAGGAGGACCTGTCCATTTCGGAAGAGGCTTCCCTGCCGTTTTACCTATACGATGTGGCGAGCGGGACATGGTCCGAATATCTGCCGTCAAGCTATTCCGTGAAACTGGAAGGCAGGCCGTTCTACTGGGGATTTGACGACTGCTATGGTGCCATCCGACATTATTATCGGGAAACACTGCGCTTATATTTGAAGGACTATGACAGGGATGAGACTTTTGGTCCCAGCAAATCCATGGCAATTCTGGATCATTTTGTCGATGAAGGGTTTGTGTCTATTCCAGTGACGGAAAAGATACGTCCTCATGACGCATTGCTGTTCGACATCTCCAAAAACTGCCCCCAACATTTGTCCGTTTTCGTAGGCAACCAGCGCATGTTCCATCACCCTCTTAACATGCTGTCTAAGATCGAGCTGCTGGACGGCAGATATCTTAGCCATCTTTCTCACATATTGAGGCATAAAACACTGGTCGGTTCAGTGTAATATCATATAAGGCACGGTATGGCAGAAGGAATCACAGTACATTTGGGTGGCAGACTCGGCACTCTGTTCGGCAAGGAGTGGAAAGGTCTCTGCGTGTCTAGCCCCGCTGAGGCATTCAGAGCCATCGACATCAATACCAAGGGGCGTTTCAGACAGTATCTGGCCAAAGACCCCAAGAGAGAATATCATGTCACCATACAGAAGAAGAGCGCCGAGACTTGCTTGTCGGCTGAAGAGCTTAAGCACAGAACCGGAAACGGAGACATATACCTGTTACCGGCCATTCAGGGGCGCAATAACGGGTGGGTGAAGATAGTTGCCGGAGCGGTGTTGGTGGTTATAGGAGTTGCAATAGATTACTTTTCTGGAGGAAGTTTGTCGTTGTTAGGTAATGCGTTTATAGCCATGGGATCTTCTCTCATTCTTGGCGGTATTACTCAATTGCTTACTCCCATTCCCAAACAGAATCAACAGCTTCAATCCTACAACTTCCAAGGGAATGCCACGACCGTGAATCAAGGTGGGTGCGTACCGATCTTCTATGGTCGTTACCTAATATCTCCAGTGCCGATCTGTGTGTCCTTCAGCGCTTCTGACATCAACTACTCAACCAACAACATACAGGGTGGCACTGTTACCTCCAGTTACTCCTCAAACGGCAACGGCGTTCAATACGGTCCCGGCGATACCACTTATCCCACTGTCCCCGCGCCAATTGGCTTTGTGCCCCCATATTCAGGAGACGGCTAACCCATGGCAAGCACACCACAGGAAGCCCCCAACAACCTAATCTCGAACCCGTCGCTGAATATTCTCGATTTGCTCGGCGAGGGTCAGGTTCAGGGGTTTGTGATACAGAGCGGGCAGTATGGCTCTGACCCGCTCACCTCCACGTTCTACGATAATGTGCCCGTCAGGAATCTGGACGGCAGCTACAACTTTGACGTGTCGGGGCAGGGCTTTCAGATGTCTTACACTCTGGGGACGACCGGGCAGGCAGCAATGCCGGGTTTTGCCAATGTCGAGAACATAGTTCCGCTAAGCTCTGATACTCAGGTAACCTATCCACCGACCGGTGCCGGAAACCAGAAGAACGTCACAGTCACGTTCAACACGTCAATGTATCCCGATGCGGATTCTGTGCGTGTCACCATGCGTGTTCCAGCTCTTTATACAGTGGACGGCAATGGCAACGTCAATGGATTCGATGTCAGCTATGCCATCAACATCTCCCTCAACAACGGGCCGTTTTACGAGCTGGACGCCGTCACGATACAAGGCAAGTGTACCAATCCCTATCTGCATTCGACAACATATGCACTGCCCAAAACGTCCCCCGCCTCTTCGTCTTACTCGTGGACAATAGTCATCACCAAGACGGATTTGGATGTGTTGTCCACCAATACGGAAAACAGTCTGTACGTAGACTCCATAGGGATCATCTCTTCCAGCTCGCTCAACTATCCCAACAGCGTTCTGGTTGGCACCTTCATCGATGCTGATCAGTTCTCGCAGATACCCAACCGCGCCTATCTGATGGATGGGTTGTTGGTCAACGTTCCTGTTGGATACACACCAACATCCTATTCTCAAAACGCCTACTTTACCCGCAACTGCTTCTTCAACAACGACAACCAGAACATCAACATAGACACGTATATCGATCCAAACGGCACCGGTTTGGCGGGAATGGCGGTTGGTATGCCCGTATATGGACCGGGATTACCGGCGGGTTGCGCGATCACATACATCCATAATTCTCCATCACCCGGATACTACTTCAGTATCAATCAGCCCACGATTAGCGCGGAAAGCGGTATATCTCTTACGTTCCAGACCAACGGATTCACCCCAATTACCCCCGCCTCCTATCCCGACATATGGTACGGCAACTTCCAGAGCGGTGTGTGGACAGACAATCCAGCGTGGATCTTCTATGATCTGTTGACAAATTCGCGTTATGGTCTTGGTGATTTCATTCAACCCGAATGGGTGGACAAGTGGACGATGTATCAGATCGCGCAATACTGCGATCAACTGGTAGATAACGGTCAGGGAAACAGCGGTGTTGAGCCGCGTTTTGCGTGCAACATACATATTCAGCAACCCGACGACGCTTACAATGTCCTAATGAACTTTGCTTCCGTCTTCAGGGGCATGATATACTACGCTAACGGAACCATATACACAACCCAGCAAGACGACAAGTCCCCTGTTTACGGATATACCAACGCCAACGTAATCAAGGGCCAATTCAGCTATGCCGATTCTGCCCGCAACACCCGTTCCACCGTCGCTCAGGTGCGGTGGAATGACCCCACCAATCTGTATCGTCAAAACGTTGCGTATGTGGAAGACACGGACGGAATCCTTCGTTATGGATACGTGTTGAAGGAATTGGCGGCAATCGGCTGCACGTCGCCGGGGCAGGCTTATCGTCTAGGGCAGTGGGCTCTTCTGGCCGAGCGCACCCTGACCGAGACAATCACCTTCCAAGTGGGGCTTGAGGGTCTTTACATCAGGCCGGGAGACGTGTTCAACGTCTACGACAACTTCCGAAACAACATGAATCAAGGTGGCAGGATAACGGGGTTCAGCCCGAACCTGCAAACCATGTATCTCGACAGGCCGGTGCTCATCGGCTCGGGGCTGAACTATAACTTTTCTGCCATCGTGCCCGCTTTGACATTGGACGATCCCGGCGCTAACGTGACGGGTTCTGATCAGATCAACCTGATACGCAACTCGCAGTTGCAGACGTGTGCGGTAACAAACACATACACCAATACGCCCACTACCGCTATCACACTTGCCACCCCCATGGGTACTGGCCTTTTTATCGGATCACCATGGATTTTGTCGGCAACCGGCGGCGGCAATATCTTCAATAACGCTTCCATCTATCAGTGTCTAGCCACCAACGAGGTGCAACCCGGCATCATCGAGGTTGTCGGTCTTCAGTACAATACCGGATTGCTGACACTGGTCGAACAGAACTATAACATCGTTCCCACCCCTCCGAACTCTGGCAACAACTCGCCGATCTCGCCGCCAACCGGTTTGAACATCGCCGCCGTTACCGGCATGTTCACCAATAGCGTGTTCTACTATTATCTATCTCTGGCGTGGAGCGGCACGTCTTCGACCAATCTTGCCTACTACGAAGTGTCTGGACAATCGTATGGCGGCGGTTGGGAAATGATATATGACGGTTCGACCACGGGCACCTTCTACAACACGGAGACAACCGGATTGCAGAACTTCTTGGTTGCTTCCGTAAGCAAGGGTGGCATATACTCTCCGTGGTTGAGCGGGGCGTTTGAAATCGCCGCCAGCAATCCGCTTGGCACGCCACCCCTTTCCGGCATATACATATCGGCGGCGTATGATGACACGTATATAGCCTCCAATGGTCAGTTCACCGGATATGTGGGCACGACTCCTACCTTCACTTGGGTGTTGCCACAGGACGAGAACGGCAACACGCTGGTAAACTTTGCCTACAACAACGGATTCCAGTTGTCACTGACCAGCTACAATGGCGTGACCACTTATGCCGGTCCATATTCCCTCGGACAAAACGTCACCAGCTGGACGGTCCCCACCGGGTTGCTCTATACCATGGGCGGCGGCTATCAGCGCGGGTTCAGGGTGGTCGTCAATAGTGTTGACGCGTTCGGTGTCGTTGTGAACGGCGCGACGCTCAACGTCAACAACCCATATCCTCGCCCACCCCTTGGCGAAACCTTCATCGGGTTCAACGGCGGTTTGCTGTACGGTGTAACGCCCAATCCGACTGATTTTGACATTAGCGGAATCTTCCTGTGGTCCAATGGCAACAGCGGATTCGTCCCCATTGACACGGGTGCGGGCAACTCGTACTACTCCTCTCCCTCTCTGGCGTCTCTGGCATTGAACAGCATCACCACCGGTTATTACACGTGGTTCGCTCTGGCAGACACCTTCGGAGTGAATGGAGCCCCTGTCTATGGCCCGTACGCCATGAGTCCGAACGACAGCATATCAGGGTTCCTCATACAGTACAACAACGCCATCTCTGGCTTCAACACCTCCATTGCCGGAGCGGAAGCGCAGATATCGGGGCTGCAAACCCAGATAACGGGATATCAGGCACAGGCCAATCTGGCTATTTCCGGCGCGTTTAGTCAGCTGACCGGAATGATCACGTCCTCAAGCCAGATCTTCTCAGGGGACAACTCCCTGCTTGTTAGCAACGTCAACGGATTAAGCGGCCAGATCACCGGTACAAGCGTGATCAACACGGCGTTGCAGGTTCAAACGAACAGTATTGTGGTGTCGGCCAGCGGAGCATTGGTCACGACCATCAACGCGATACAGGCCAACCTTCAGCAAAGCGGCTCCAATCTGACGGCGTTGGTTGGTACGGTTTCCACCGCCCTTACCGCCACGGGCGTGGCGTTGGCCACCCAGATAGGCATCCTGACAGCCTCGGTATACACCAGTGGAACCGGCTATTCAACCGCCCAGACGACAACCATCAATACCGCGATGGCCCAAAGCGGCACCGCCTATGCCGCCCTGATCAACGCCGTCTCTGCCGCCCTTACAACCAGCGGGGCGACATTAACGGCCAACATCAACAATGGGGCCACCACTCTTGTCAATGCCAGTGGCGTATTGGTGACCGACATCAACGCCGTGTCGGCGTCCCTCACCACCAGCGGGGCAAATCTTGGCGCACAGATTGCCACGGTTTCCAATGCCGTGGTTACATCCAGCGGTGCGCTGGCCAACCAGATCAACATCGTTTCGTCCAACCTTACCACCAGCGGCGCAAGCCTGTTTGCCCAGATTGGTACGGTATCCACCACCCTAGTAAATGCCAGTGGTTCGTTGGCTACCCAGACTAACGTTGTGGCGGCCAACTTGGTGACAAGCGGACAGTCTCTTGTCTCTCAGATTGGCACGGTATCCACGGCTCTCACCACTACCGGCGCGGCTCTGACAAACGTGATCACCAACGTGTATGCTGGTGTCAATTACGGAAGCGGATACACAAACTCCCAGATTACAAGTGTGTCGAATGCCGTGGCCTCAACAGGCGGGGCGCTAGCCCAATGGATCAACTACCTTTCTGCCGTCACTTCCGGCAACAACGCATCTGTAAACATCGCCGCCCAAGCCTTCGTGACAGGCGGTTCCAATGGCATAGGCGGTGTGGCGGTGGCGACATATGGGTTTGCCCTCAATGCCAACGGCTACGTGGTAAGCATGCAGGCCACGGCGGCACAGGGGGGTTCAGTCGGATCTTACGGCAACATCGTGTTTGGCAACGCCAATCTGCTGTCGAACAATTACGTTGCGGGAACCGCCGGATGGCTGCTCACGGCTGGCGGCTCTCTTGAGGCTAGCAGCGCCACCATACGCGGCAATCTATACGCAAATGCATTTGGCACAGATCCATTGACGTTGACCAATGCAGGCTTGGTCCTTGGGGTGGCGGGTGGCGACAGGGTTTCAATACCCACTGTGGGGTCCAACCAGCATATAATAGAGACCTACAACTCCAATAATCACTTGACCACCGCCATGGGCACCTACAATTATGGAAGTAGTAATTATGGAGGTCAGATACAGTGTTTTGATCAGAGCGCAAACGCGTGTGTTACTCTTCAGGGTCTAAACGGTATTGGGTCCGTTATATTTGCATCACCCGCCGGAACCACTTTCCCGGGGTTGATGTATTGGACCCAAGCCACGGTCACGCTGGCGGGAACCGGCACCTCTCAGGCGTTTAACATCAATATATCAGCCGCTAACTTCGGCACTTATCCATCCGTTGGCCTCATAGACTGCGGGTCGGTCAATGGCAATACCAATACCGCTTACCGTGCTGGATATGTGTTCCACGCCCAAAATGCCGGTACTACTGCCTCAAACGCAGTCGTTATAATCAGCCGTTATGACGGTGGTTCGCTTGGATCTGGTCCAGTCGTTCTGTCGTGCTTCTTCGGAATCTAACATCTTATGAGTAAGGAAATAACAAAGGCAGTACTAGAAAGTCAAGTCGCCCGTCTTGCGAAAGATGCGGCGGACATTCAAGAAGGAATCAGAGCCACGGAACGGCAGATACAGGAACTCGTGAAGCAGATAGACAGAAATCACGGCGCATTGAGCTACAACGCCATTCTCGCGGCATCCCTGCAAAAGCAGCTGGAGGAGCTTAAGGCTGTTCCAGATGCACCGCCGGTCACTGGATAGTGGCCACTATCTGCTCGATTTCGGTTGAACCAGACACATTGGCCTGAAGCACGACCGTGTTGGCCGTCTCGTTGTTCATGACCACGATATTACCGCTCAGAAATGCCGCGCCCTGAATGATCGACAGATAAACATACTTATTCAGGTTGAGTACGGAAGATGGTTCCCCGACCCCACTGATCCAATTGGCACCGCTGAAGATGATGGAATTGTAGGCGGTTTGTGGGTAGTTGATGTAGAAGTTGGCGGCATTGCCGCTGGTCCTATTAATGTCATAAATATGAGCGCTCCAATCCATACTGACCTTGTTGTAGCCACCGATGCCAGCGGTAATGCTTTGATTGTCCAACTTGGCATTGACGAAGGAGAATGATGTAAGCTCTATTGCCCCCCCGCTGTTTAGGAACCCAACGTTGAAATTCCATCCTGAATCTGGGCAGCCAAAACGATTCAGATTGTCCAACTGCATACTGTTCAGGTAGGCGTCGGCGTGAATGGATATGATTACCGGCCACTTGATGGCGCGTGTTGACGCATAGGCCCACCCCAGATTTTGGGAGGGCATTCTAGGAAGGTCGATGGATACGCTGAAGTTCTGCAGGGGGCAGGCTAGGTTTCCGCTGAGTATGGCACCGATTGCCGCCCCGGTATTCATGCTGAGGACGATGTTGCTGGGCAACGATTCGGTGGCATTAACCGTGTTTTGCGAGAAAGGGGGCAGCTGGTATTGTCCCGTGGACGCCAGCCCCGATTGCTTGTATATGGACGGCAATATGTGTCCCGTGCCCGTTCCCTGAATCAACAGGTTGAGACAGTCCACCGACACGCTGCATAGCGTGGGCTGTGAAACGGATGCTTTCATCTCGTATTTGGTTATCACACCATTGCCGAGCGACATGACGAAATTGTTGGCCCCGGAATATCCAATCAGGTCTATGTTTCCCTGATTGACCAAAACGTAGTAGTTGCGCTCGTTGTTGAGGTTGGACAACGCTGGAATGCTTCCATTGAACACGAACCCGAGTGCCTGTTCGTTGATGCCCTGTGAAAATATGTAGGAGAACTGAAGCGTGGCTGTCGGCCTGTTGATCAAAACAGGATCTCCACCCCCTGCCCAATCCATCGTGTCATGACGAGGATAATTGAGTGTCACCATGCTGGACTTTACCCCGTTGACGGGGGTCACTGAAGACGATTCGAATGCCGCGCTGTAGGGCGCTATTCCTCCCACCATGACACCCTGCGTGGCATAGTTGAATATGGTGTCATTAGGCATAGTTCATGAAGAGGTTGCCAGCCGTACCGCTGATCCTGTTGATATCATATATCTTGGTGGTCCAATCCATGGATACTTTAGTGTAATCTCCGATCTGTTCGGAAAACGATTCGTTGCCGAGTTTAGCCCCTATGAACTGAACAGAGTAGTAATCTACTGTGCTTGCCCCGCTTTTGAAGGTCACGTTGAAGTTCCATCCCGAGTCTGGACAGCCGAACCTGTTTAACGCATCTGCTTGAAACCCATTGACATATGCGTCGGCATGAATAGACACGGTCACCGGCCAGTGAATAGGGCGGTTATCCGGGTATGCGTATCCAAGCTGTTTGGACGCCAGTCGCGAAAGATCGACCGAGAACCCGAAGTTCTGAACCAGACACGAGACGTTTCCACTCATGATTGCACCTATGGCTGATCCTGTGTCAAAGCTGAGTATGATGTTGCTGGGGGCAGCCTCGAAATATCCGCTGATTGCCTGACTGAAAGGCGGCAGGGAATATTTACCAGTGCACGCCGCCCCGTTCTGTTTGTTGATATAGGGAATGATGTTGCCGGAACCGGTGCCCTGAATCAACAGGTTCAGGCAGTCTACCGACACCGTGCAGATGGTCGGTTGTCCCACCGAGGATTTGAAATCGTATCTGGTGATCACCCCATTGCCAAACGCCATCACGAAATTGTTGCCGCCCGCATATCCTATCTGATCGTAGTTGGCTTGGTTTATCAGTATGTAATAGTTCCTTTCGCTGTTGAGGTTAGCCAGTGCGGGAGTACCGCTTCCAAACACAAAACCCAATCCCGATTCGTTGGTGCCGTGGGCGAAAATATAGGAGAAACCAAGCGTGGCTATGGGCCGCGTGGCCAGAAACGGATCACCACCCTCCGACCAGTCTATGGTATCCTGACGTGGATACGTGAACACCACACTGCTGCTTTGCGCCCCATTTATCGGGGTGGAACCCGTATACTCAGCAGTCCAGTTCGACGGCGATGTGCTGCCGATTATGATCCCTTGGGTGCCGTAATTGAACAGTTGGCTCATGCATTACGGACTGGGATAGCTATACGGACGTGCATAGTGCACGCTTTGGGGAACTGATATACGCAGCTTGTAATCGTGAATGGCCAGACGCAGGTTCTTGTCATTGTCTGTCTTCATGGCTATATACGACTGGGCAATCTTGGCGGCATCCAAGCGTGAAATTTTGGTATCGCCCTCAGCTATGGATGTCCAGAACGAGCCGCCGTTGGCCAGCGTGTTTAGGGAAGCGCTGGCATAGTAAGACGACAAATATGTCATGTTATAGATGTCTGCTTCCTCGCCGCCAAAGTTGCCACAGTTATCTGTGATGCCACCATCCCCGCTTACCCAAAAGCTGGTTGACAGCTTGTTGTTCAGTCCTCCAAGATTGCCGGAATCAAGCAGCCATCCAGATATGAATCCCACCGATATGTTGGAGGGGGAACCTATGTTGGTGTAAATGTTCGTCGCAAGATCAACGACCTGATAGACATCGTAACTCATATCATTATTTACACGACAAATCGGATCGAGTATGTCTCTTGTTGCCGAATAGACGCTTCAATTGCCGCCATAGCTTGGAGAGCACCTTTTCCGTAACGAAGTCGAGGCAGGATTTGTAAAGAAAGTGGATGAAAACCCACTCCCACATGTTACCTGCACCTAGAAGACAAAATGCGTATTGCCTGATCTCTTTCGGATTCCTCTTTTGACGGTGCCTGATTAAAGGAACGATCAGAAGCGCCGACGGCGGTTTTGAACTTGGACGTTTCCTGAATGAATTTCTTCTCCAGTCGGTCGATCAGAACCTCCTTGCTGTCAGTGGCAAGCACGGCGCGGTTATATGCCTCTTCCTGCAGCTGATACAGGTTCATGCCCCTTAGATCTGCGCTGTATGCCGCCAAACTGCTGCTCTTATACCCGTGTGTTGGAATGCCCAGTATTTCATACACGGACGTTGGCGATTTGATCTCTCCGTCTGCCACTTTTGCCGTGGCTATATTCACGCGTTTACGCGTGCGTTTGACTGGGGCCGGTGCCGGGGTGGCAGCGACCGTTTCAGTAACCTGTCCCGTTGATTCAGTTGACATAATTTGCCTTTCCATGACCCAGCCGAAGTGGCCGGACAGACGTATTACACCAAAAACCAGTTAGGTTATATCACAAACTCCATAAAAAACAAACCCGCATTTCTGCGGGTGTGTTGTAAGTATTTGATACAGCCTGCTTAGAATACAAGGCCCACGACGTTCCTGCCGTCAAGAGCCACACGGCCCTCGCGCAGCTTGGCGTAGAATCCGATTTCCTCGGACCTTACACTCCACTGGTTGTCCGTTAGGACGCTCAGTGTGGAACCATCATCAGGGTTTGTCTCGACTAGACGGGCAAGGAAGTCCTGCCTCTTGTCGATACCGAGAACGAGCTGCTCAGAACCGGGAGAGAACACCGAGGTCGTGGTGCTGCCGATACCCTGACCGAAGTTGGGGTACTGATAGACCGTGGGACCGTTGGCATACGAACTGAAGACGATGTTGTAGGGGAAGCCCTGACCCATGTCGTACACGTTGATCAGCTCCATGCCATAGATGGAAGGATTGCCGACCGACTTGTAGATGTCCTCACGGAACTCCTGAGGACCACCAAGGGGATAGGTGTTGGAAACCGTATTCAGGGGCTCGAAGGCCATGTTGCGGATCTGCTGGTGGAATTCGGGAGAACCCACAAGCGTTGTGATTGCGCGGCTGGCACCAGCGGGCGTACCACCAACCCACGAGGAGTTGACGCGGCTCATTAGGGTGAACAACAGCGAAAGGTCCTGAGGAATCACGCGACCCTGCGTATTGGAGCGAAGAATCTGGTTCGTCAGAACACCCTTGTAGTAGAACTGGGACTGTGCAGCGACAGCGGCCAGAACCGCGAAGGAGTTGGCCTCCTGCTTGTACAGGAATTCCTGCGCCATGCGCTGTAGATAGGCGGCGACCACATCGACACGGGCGGCGCGAAGGTAGTTGAGGGGGAATGACACCGCGCTCTGGAGAGCGTAGGTCATGACCATCAGCTCGGACACATCCGAGTTCGAGGAGGTTGCGAGACCACCCGGACGGGACTGTGTCCAGACCTTGATGAAGTCGTTCTGCTTGATATCAAACAGAGGAGCCAGAGGAATCGAGGACGGCGTGCCGTAGTCGTATGTCCATGTGGTGAAGAGGTTGCCGATCACGGGCTCAGACTCGATAACTTCAAGGATGGGCGAGGTGATAAAGGCGGCGAAGGCTTCACGGGCGGCCAAAGCCTTCTGAGAGTCTTTGTCTGCCATCAGCTTCAGGAGCTTTGCGTTGTTCGCTGTCTTGTCAATGGTGATTTTCATGTTGCTTGATCCTTAAGTGTTTATTAGACTGAGGTGTCGAATTGGAAGAGGGCGTATCCACCCATCGTGGCCCACTCGTTCTGGAGGCCGGTGTTGGTTGCTACAGGAAGCTGTGTCAGCCACTTGCCGACAACCTGCTGGCTGTGGTAGATCTGGTTGGAGGCACCTGTGTTTGCCGTCTGGAAGTACACCGAGTTGTTCGGATCGACTGCGGCCACCAGACCGTTGCCGGAACGAGAGATCACCACGACGTTGCCGGGGTGAATCTGGCCAATCGACTGGTCAATGTACTGACCCCACAGACCGATGATGCCCTTGGTGATAATCGGCACAGTCTCACCGGAGATAATCGCACCAATTTCCTTGGCACGACGCTCGTTGTAGCGAAGGGGCTGACCGTTTTCGTCAAATTCAAGCGTGCTCAGCTCGGTAAATCCAAGTGCGCTGTAGATCGTGTCACCCGAAATGGTGGCCGTGACCTTCAGCTTGGTCTCATAACGCTGGGAGATGGCCTGCTGATTGTAAATCTGAGGACCGCCGCCGACATATGTGCCAACCGCCCAACCGTCAGCGTTCTGAGGGTTGGCGGCACCAGTGATAATTTTCACGAGTGTACCAGCGAGTCCGGTCACATCCATGGAGTACAGGGAAACAACCTCGTGCTCGTCGAACTGGTGTAGGGGATAGAATCTATTGCGAATTGTTGACATGTTTATTTCTCCTTGAGAGTATTAGGTATTACACTATTTTTAGGCGGTTTTCTTATTTTTTAAGGATTTTCCATCAATTTTGAAAGAATCTGCAAACGCGGCCTTCATCTCGTCTAGCATGTTGGTATCAACCTGCACGCTGGTTGTGACTGTAGCCTCACCCTTGTTCGCAATGATAGAAGCGAGAGCTTCGCGGACTAGCTTCTCTGCCTTTGTTTCAGAAGCCTTCGAGGCTTTGTCACCCTTCTTTTTCTTACCGTCCTTCTCGCCGTCTTCGTCATCTCCATCCTCGTCGTCGTCATCGGGGTCGTCTGTGTTTTTACCCTTGGGCTCTTTGCCCTTTTCAGCATTGAAGGCGGAATCATCTTCCTTGCCCTTCTTAGCCGCTTCGGATTTGTCATCCTCTTTCTTGTCTTCCTTCTTGTCGTCGGCCTTTTTCTTGGCCTTGCCAGCAAGGAGCTTCTTGCACTTGGACATATAAGCCGCAAAAGACTCATCATCGAGAGAGGTAATGTCCTTAGCGATCAGCTTGATATCTTCCTCATCAAGATCAAATGTCTCGGCAAAAGCATTCATGCGCTCTTGGAATTTCTGGGCTGTCTGTTGTGCGGCAGCCTCTTCCTTAAGCTCGCTCAGTTCCTTCTTAATGGCTTCAAGGGAAGCCTCCAGCTCCTGAGCGCGTTTCTCATTGGCGGCGCGAGCCTCTTCTGTCGTCTTGATCAGATTCTCCTTGGCCTCTAGGTTTTTGAGATAATCCGTGGCACCCTTTTCAATAGACTTTACGAAGTCTATGACGGAGGCTGCTCCTTCAAATTTGCTGAGTGCTGCTTCCAGTTCCTGTAGATTGGTAATCTTGCTCATGGTATTTTCGGTATTAGGGTTTACACTGGCATTTACGGGAGTTATATTTTTTTCTTCACTTTTCTGACAAATTTCTGTTGGTTGCACGATTTCTGATGCTTTATCATCATGACCATCCGGGTCTTTAGGCTTGACATATTCGGGTGTTTCCACGGGGAAAATACCTTTGACTTCAGCAGCGGGATTGGGGACAATGCTATAGCCCAAAATCATGGATTGTCCGCCAATGATACGAAACACCGGTTTGCCAGAAGGATCTTTTCCATCTCCCTTATTGACACGTAGATAACGATCATATGCCGCGAATTTAGGGTCTTCGGGTTTGATGATTTCCGCATCAAACAGGTTGCGGCTGCCCACTCCGATGGAATAGCTATTGAAGGCAATCTCCCACGACATCGATAGGGAATCAGCGCTATCATCCGCGTTGTTACGTATATATTTGGAAAGCATTGGGTTAATGGTTTTCCAAAGCACTCCGGCAAACGCCATATTGAAAGGTTCTTTCAGTGCCGCGCTCTGTTCAAACGTAAGTGGTTCATTAGTACCAAACTTGGAGAACCCGGGATACAACACTACACCAACGGGCTTGGAACGGTCATGATCGGTCGTTATATATTTGTTCTTGGCTGTATCGTGTATAGCAAGAGCATCTTCGTTGCTGATTCCATCATCATTCTTGTTGACCAATCCGGCCACCGCCCCGTTGCAGCTGATGAATAGAAGGTCGGGACTATCTTCTGGATTGATGTCTGGAGGAAGGATGCTCTTTAGAGGAGCCAGTGAAGCCTTTGCAATGAATCGATCCTCTTCCGTGGGATTGATTACGCGAGCCGTTGCAGTGAAGGTAGTAGTATACTTGAAGAGCATGGACAACATTGGTTTTACACCAATATCAGCCGTGTTTATTCGCCAATAAGCGGTTTTGTCTTGCTGTGATACAACAATATGGCGTCACGATTATCCAAGTGATGTTCAGTGGCGATGTCGTCAAGCTCGTTGGCGACAGCAGTGGGCACTAACGGAGGCTGCTTGATTGCCCCGGCCACAGACTTGATCCACCGGTTGCGGGGATAGGTGGCCATGATGCTGTCCACCAAAGAGTCGGCGATTTTGGCTTGTGTCTCGTCCAGCTCTTTGACCTTGAAACGTTTTTTGATATGGGCAACCACCTCGTTGTATAACGTGTCGCTCATCTTCATGTTGTCCACATACTCTTTGATGGAAAATGCATACCCGCCCCTGCTTGTGCCAATCTGCCCCGGTTTTCTGTTGGGCATTTTGGTTCCGCTTGTACCGGGAGGTCGGCCATTGCCAGCGGGGCCTACGGCACTTCCATCCTCTTCCGGTGCGGAAGCACCCACCAACGGATAGTACTTGCCAGCATCCCTATCCTTTTTATACTGAGTCTGAGCATCTTCCATCTCGTCGGCATCGGGAAGAATGCCTGTTTCAATGGCCTTTACAGCCTGTTCCGCCGTGAGAATGCCAAGTTGCGCGAGCTGCGTGTAGATCCTGTATATGACAGTGTCGTCCTGTAAGTCAATCTTGCGGAAGCTGATCTTGGGAATGGTGCGGAACCCCATGTCCTCACACACCTGAATTATCTCGGGCATCAGGAAATCGTGAAGAAACGCCTCCTGTCCTTCCTTTAGACGTTGAATGAATATCTTGGCCTTGGTCTGGGCGTTGGCAAACTTGTCCTGATCCTTGCCGCCCATGATCGATTGAAGTCCATCAAGAATGTCTTGGTTGACCACCTCATATTTTTCTGGCCCCAAAATGTCTTCCAGAGGAGGAATAACCCATTTTGCTTCAGTAGTAAAATCCGCCACCAATACGCGTCCAATTGCGGGGTTGTTGAATAGGTTTTGCAGACGCGCAATGTTGTTGGGGTTGATTCCGTTGCCGCCATTGTATTGTGATGCAGTTTCGCCCGTTGTAACCAGCAGAATTGCATGCTCAATCGTGCGGGCAAGCTGCTTGTCCATCTTGGTAAGAGCGAGCTTCCATTCGACGGAAGGCAGCACCGGGAAGCACATTGGCGTGGCCAAAGGTTCGTAAGACTGCTTCTTATAGAAGGCAAAGCGCAAACGCGTGGGGTCCATTGGAATGAAAATGCCCAGAGGATAGGCCGCTGTTTGCTTGATCTGATCCTTGACGAATTGCGGCAAATCGTTGAACACCTGTTTGTCCTGTTCCGTCATCGGATGACGCAAACGTTCGATGTCATATATAGACAACAGACGTGTGTACGTATAGGGAAACGTCAAACCGGTGGGAACGAATACGCTTGCCGGGTTGAGCAGACTGTAACGAATTGGGATGCGGTTGTTGGTTGCTCCGAAAGACTCTTGCAGGTTCTTGTAGTATGCTGGGCCAAACTTGCCACTGAACTTGTAGATGAACACGTTACCGGAACGGTAGTATTCTCTAAAAAACTCCTCCTTCAGTCTGTGCATCTGAATGGCGTGGAACCATTCCTTGAAGAAGATACGAACCGTCTCGTTGGTTGTCTTGATATGAAGGGGCTGATTGGAAAACTCAACGGCAATCTCAATTGCGTTGCGAATGGAAGGCACACCGGTCCAAGCTCTCATGCATAGTTCCACAGCGTCCTTGACACCGGTATAAGCCCGATTGTCGCCGAATCCGGCGTAGGGGACTGGCATTGCTCTGATGTTTGAGAACGCATCCGGGTCTGTCCACCCCCTGTTGTGGATTGGTCCACGCCCTTCTGACCCGGAATCTGGCACTGCACTCCCGTGTGCTATAGTGGTTGATCCATAGGCTAAATCAGGAAACGGTTTTGGCGTGATTTGGGGGCTGGCCGCCTCCGTGTGAACGTGAATGGGCGTGGGGGCTGGGGCGGCAGGGGTTGCGGGCATATTCGCGCTACGGCTTTCCCAATACGCGGTGTTGTGTTTGGTATACGTTCTTGGCATTGTAGAATTCTGTTCTTTGGTATTACACTGAAAATACCACTGGTTATGAAACAAAGTAGAATCTAACCAAAATCAACCGCCTATCCAATAAGGGAAGTCTTGCGGCCCCGTTTGAACATTGATTTCTAGCGAATCTAGATAAAGCTTCACAGCCCAATTACATAGCAGTAATGCGCTGTATGAGTCTTTGCGCTCTTTGGCGGGACCGCTTGTGCGTTTGGCACTTTGTGGCAATCCGAATGTAAGCGTACCTAATTCAGTGCTCTTGACCTGAATCATTGCACATTCCTTGCGTGTTAGATCCAATAGACGATCCTGCCATTCGATGAAGTCGTTGTTACTGAGGCGTTTAGTATCAGTGTCGATCAAATCCGCGTGAGACTGAAGCATCCCAAGGTCTACGTTAAGTGCGTGTCCTATCACCGCCCCGTCATGCGCACCTATTTTGCCGCCGAACATAATGCGATGATGGTCAAAACAAGCTTGCAGATACTCGTTTGCCGCCCTCTGGAACGCGGAGCTGAACGGCTGTTTCTGTAAAATACGACCCGCCGTTCGGTTGTAACTGCGACGTATCTGGGTGGGCAACTCTTTGTAGTCATCCTTCTTGAAGTCCGCCTCGATTGACGACAGCTTGATACGTTGATCTATGAAAGCCTTGGACTGGTTGCAAGAATTGACAAACTCCAGTTCATCACCCTGCGAGGCATCCAGCGCTATGTATACCACGTTGAAATGAGTGAGGATGTATAGGAAATACGTCATATGATCCGTAAGACTGCCACCAGCCACAGCATAGGAGTGCACCACCATACCGATACGCCTGTCGTCAGTGGGGCGTTTGACTAGTTTCATGACACACATTGCAAAATGGTCAGATCCCTCGCTTCCAGACAGGGCTTGGTCGATGCCAACCACATATTCCGCATCCTTTTCGCCCACCAGCTCTAGACATGGTAGCTGTCCATCTTTCACACTGCAATCGAACATCTTTGATGCGCGGAAATATCCATCGGAGTCACTGGAGAACACGGCACCATATTCACGCTTAAACATGGCTTCTGATATATCCTTCTTGGCCTGTTCGATTTCCTTCATGTTGAGCAACCCGGCTGGAGCAGCCTCGTATCCGATTCGTGACACGAAATACGACGTGCCGGATTCCCTCATCTCCTGTGCACGTTTCTCATCAGTGATCAGGCTCACCCAATCCTTGTAACGCTTAAACATGTGTTCAAATTCGTAGCAAGCCGAACTTAGGAAGATTACCTTCTTGAAATCATCGATCAAAGTACGTTCCGCTTCTGTCATTACACCCTGAGCAATCAGCTTGTCTTCATTTTCCTTGTTTTCTATCTGTTCTTTGATCTTGTTGTTTGCCGTAAGAAACGGACGAAGCACTTCGCCAATGATGGTTTCAGGCAGGTAGGCAAATTCATCCACAATCAATGTGTCGGCTCGGGTACCACGAATCTTGGTGCCGTCGCCCAACGGCAGACACTGAATTGTCGATCCATTGGGAAGTTTGAGCAACCATTCATCAGTCTTTCTCTGTATATCCTTGTCAAAGCACGCCTTGAGAAGATACGCGTCTTCGTCTTGAATGAACTTCTCGACCTGTTCCAAAATTCGACGGCTGGCACGAAAGGCGAAGCTGACTATGACTATACGATTCTTCGGGTTTAGTATCCCCCAGATGATGGCAAACAGGGCAACTGTCCAGCTGTTGTGATTGATAAATCCATTGGCCCAATATCGTGATCCAGTAGGAACGTTGAAATCGAGACAATCATGTTGGAATGCCTCTATGCCAGTAATAGGCGAGTAGTAATAATGATCCTGAGCCATCACACGCATGGGGGCAAGTTCGTATCCAGATACATCATTGCGTTCAAAAAACTCAATGTAACGATCTAATGTATCATACGTCAGATGCCGCTGATTATTCTTACGACGAATCACGTTGCGCCATTCAGTACTAGCCTCTCCTTTGAGGCGATAACGTGATTTTACACGCTGAGCATATTCCTTGGCTCCCGGTACCACATCCTTATTGGTATTGCGCTTGTGATAAGAATTAGATTTAAGAACCTCGCGTTTACGTGTAAGACGAAAACCAATCTTGGCGGCAAATATGTCTTGATCTGCGCCCATAATTAATATGGTATATACCTTGCCAAACGTCGAAGGCGTTTTGCGTACTGAACGAGTAGAGACAATGCCAAAAGTAAGTAGCAAGAGTTGTATTTGGTGAGATAATCTCTCGGAAACGGTGCTGTAACCAATACCACCTTTCGTATATGCCGTGCCATCTGTATCAAACAAGCCTCGCAGACATTCACACGACAACGCTTTGCTCTTAAGAATACTGGGCGGGATTATCTTGTCGTACGATAGACAGCTTTTGAACCCATATTTGGCTTGGAAAGCCCTGCCGTATTCAGCGTTAAAGTCAATGTCCACAGCAGCAGTCTTGCTCTTGGAATATCGCTTGGTGTGCGGAAAGCGTTCGAAGAACGCGAGTATCTCTTCGTCAATAGAAGTGATGCCAATTCCTCCACGTTTGGATGGGGCATAGCAGCCGTCTCCTATAAGCAAGCCCATTAGGTAAGCTTCGTCTAAATCCTGTTGAGTAACCGCTTCTCCCCATTCGGATTCGGAACGACTGATACAGGCGTAATCACCCTCTTTGATTTCATGAAAGCGCTTCCATTCGGCTTCCAGTGTGTTGGTGTTAAGCACCTTGATAAGATGATTAGTGGACCCCTCCAACAGGTATCCATCACGGGTTGTAAGACGCAGACAATCTTTTTGTGGTTGTACGTATATCTTTGATGTCAATTGCCACGACTCACCATTCCACAGATATGTTTGTGGTATATCAACCCATCCCTCTTGGGCGAAGTCTATACCGGGAAGCAAATCAGGTAATGCTATGAGACCATGATCGCGAGATAGCAACTGGCTTGAAGCATTATACGTGAGCGTTTTGGAAACGCCTCTCCCCCAAACACCTAGATTGTAATCGTTGTGCATCCATCCTTTGATTATCACCTCCTGCATGGGAAACAGCTTGATGCCCGCAATCAGGTCCACCATGAATGCCGGATTGGCAAACAAGAACTCGGCCAGTGTTGCCATGGCCTGATCGTCGGTCAACTCGCCCTGCAGGGCCATCATCTTATTCGTGACGTTTTCGCGGGGTTTGATATTGTTGTATCCTTGTACCCAAGATGGCGGTTTGAATGTTTCTGTTACTGGCATGGCAAAGGATCGATCAATTGTTTGCATTCGTAAGCGTATTGGAGATCCACACTCTTTATGCTTATTCCCGCACTTAAGATTCTAGTCACGGCATGAGACGCCTCTACACGGTCCTTGACAAAAAGCGCCTGTACATTGTCATAGTGACTGAGTAAGTCACGCAGGCGCTTGAACACGTGTGCGGCTGTAACCGTTCCGTGTTTTGGCTTGAACTCAAGAGCAACGGATATGGGTGACTCAACCAATATTATGACATATGCGCCCACCTCCTTTGCACGTTCCATCTCCCTAAGAAAACGATCATGCCCCAACGATAAAGTTCCCACTAGATCCACCAGACTTTTTCGTTCCACATAGACGCCCAAGTCCCTATCTGGAATGAGCCCATAATCGCCCACGTTCAGTTTGGAATGAATTGCCCCCACCAATCCCAACGGATTCTGTTCTCGCGTGTCTATAACCATCGATCCCAGCGGCAATGATTCGTAGGTCAATTGACCGGTGAACCTGATTTGGTACCCAAGCTGGGTGCATATGGCGTTATAGCCGCCCACCCTGTTGTAGTAGTGAATTGACGGACACATGAGAGATTCCAGTTCTACCTGTGTGGGAGGATATATCAGATCCTTCTCGGACTTTCTCTTCATTAGCCAATCGACAGCCCACTGTCGTCCCTCGACGGGATTGGCAGCAATCCACTTCTTCAGATTGTCCTTGCACAGGAACTCTGTGGCAAGGTATTTGTCCACCGTGGTAAAAGGAATGGTTTGGCCAGTTAACCGGTCTCTCCTGTCATAGTATGTAACGTAGTAGGTCTCCTTTTTAACCTTAAGCTTGCGCAAATGCTTATGCAGGTCAGCAAGTGATTCGTGCCACGTTTGATCTATGAGACAGTTGAACATGTCAATTTAGGATGTCGTCCTTACTCAGACCAAAAATCTCCGCTTTGAGCGAATCCATATCACTCAACCTTTCTATCTCCTGCTTTAACGCTGCCTTTTGTTTGCGCTCATTCATCTGGATTATCTTCTTCCTATCCTCCTCGTGTTTCCACCTCTCGACTAGATTGTGCAGTGAAGCGCTAGCCTGTATCTTGTCGTTGAGTCGTTTTGCACGGTCCCCCACCAATGTCTTAAGCAGCGAGGCGCTCTGCTTCATTGAAGCATTGGCCTTTTCTCGCACGGCGTTAAGAAACTCCACCTCGTTGAATTGGATCTTTGCGCCGGGGGTTTCCAAAACCGACTGCATACGCTCATCGAGTTGTGCAATCGTCCTCTCTATCTGTGTGCGTCTAACGGTTTCAGCCGCGAACGATATGTACTGTATCACCTCTTCAGACAATAGATCGGGCTTGTCCCAACATACCGCGATGAAGGTTGATTCGAACAGCTCGCGGTCATCCCTGCGAATGTACTTGTTTCCCTCTATACGATAAAGCACCATTTTCATGTAGCTGAGCAAGCCCTGTAGCTGCTTGCGGTCGTTGTTGCTTAGGTTGGCATAATCGTATATGGGTTTGCCGTCCTTCTTAGGGTTGACAGCATACCGGTTGACCTTGGGGACAAGCTGCTTCATGTCAGATGGCGGCTCATAAGGGCCGTCCACCCATTCTTCACCGCGTCTGAACGAGGGGTCTATTTCCCGGCAGTAAGAGACGATCATGCGGCACTGAGGGCTGCCCACCATGATGTTGTCGTTGCCAAAGAGTACTTTTGCCATCTCCAGCGGAGATGAGCCCCCCATGTTGTTGCGTATATACTCTTTCTGGTCCTCGGTTAGGACACTGTCGCTTTCTGGTGTGGCGGGCACCACTGGTACACTTGCCTTTCCCGTTGCCGCCAAGCGCAGTTTTATAGCCTTGCATTTGACGCTGCGACCATCGATGGTGGGGTCATTGAATACTAGCCGCGTCAGTTCTTTGACATCCATTTGCCAGTTTTCATCGATTAGCTTGTTCTGCTCATCGGTCAACACGGGTATGGGCTGGGCAGACTTGGCATACTGCTTTTTGCCCCCATTTTCCAGTGTGGACTCAGATGTTTCTATATCACTCATACACAGTAAGTTACACCAGATTTGGAACGAGTTGTGTATTGCATCATATCTCGATGCACATCAATCAGTTATGCTAGGTCCTGCTCTTCTATGATCTCTTTGGCCTTGAGAACAATAAGCTTCTTGAGCTTGAGAAGCATCTGATACCCCTCGTAGGTCTTCGTGCCCGTTTTCTTGTAACCAAGTTCCTTGCCAACTTCCTGCTCTGATTTGCCCTCGATGTATATCATGCGATAGATCATGTACTCGTTTGCATCCAGCTTGTCCTTCATTTTTTCATCGATGATGGATTTGGAACCGGCTATATCAAGAAAGTCGCTTTGTATTGAGTTGACCTCCTGCATATGATTCTCAAGAGGAAGAGTCTGCTGCACCCTGAAGTGATCGAGTTTGCGACGCTCCCAATTGCGATATAGAGGACATTCAGCGCATTGGAGCTTGCTGGGGGTCATAAGACAAGCGTCCCCGCCTCCATTGTGCGGGCAACCGGTCACGCAAGGTCGGCTGAACTTGGTATGGTTGTTTCGAAGAATGTTGGTCTTCTCGTTGGTGATCAGTTTTGACAGCCAGTGGGAAAACTTGCCCTTCTCGGGATCGAACTTATGGTACTTGAAGAACACCCGAGTCAGCAACTGCTGCCTCACATCCTCCCAAGGCATGCTCGCCAGCTTCCAGTCGCCCTTTCGCTTCTCTATCTGACTCTCTATAGTTGGTACTAGAGATTCGAATGTTGGCTTGTCGATAGGCATTAACGCATAGGGGTAGGATGAAGCATGTGCTTGAGAGCTTCCTCCTTGGCCTTGGGAAGACCCGCGTCAGCCTCGGCAAATCCAGTGCCATTCTCGAAACGTTCAAACGACATATCCTTGGGTATTGTGCTGCCAACCACCTTGCCCTCCTGCGTTATATTCACGGTTACCTTCTGCCGTTTTTCCCCCTCGACATGCACGCTTAGGGACGATGGAATTTCCTCCTGAATCTCTTCCATTCGCTGAGCCTTCTCTTGGAATCGATCAACCTTGCGTGCTGTGGTGGAGGATGATCCCCTTTCAATCTTTCGCACGAATGGTTCTGAGCAGAAAGCACAGAAGGCGGGCTTGCGTTCAGACCAGTCTGTCGCGCCCCCACACGATTGACAATATAGCTTGGGCATGAGTATCCTTGGTTATGTTGATGGATGGGCTGCCGCCGGAGCTGCCGTCACAACAGCCGGAGCGGTTGCCGGGGCGACAAGTGGCACAGGGGTTTGAGCCGCCGCATTGGCTGTACTTGCCATGGAGGCAACCAGCTGATCTGCTACGGTTGGAGTAGTGGCCACGGTGACCAAATGAGCCTGTGTGGTGGCAAGGGTGCTCTTAGTTACCGCATGAGCGGCCTGTTCGGCTGCCAGCTGGGTTTGGGTGGCTGCGTGCAAGGCTTTCACTTCGGCCACCGCCTTGTCGGCGAGCGCGTGCCACAGGCCGAGAATCCAGCTTGTTCCTGCCTTGATGGCGGGTTCAAGAACCGGAAACGCTTGTGCGATAATGGGTAACGCTACGAACAAAAGGATGACCCCCGCGATACCGAACAGCCCCAATCCGAGGAACCATGCTTTGACACGTTGCTCCCAAGAGATCTGCACGATCTGAATCTGTTTTGCACTGGAAGCGGCCACGCCATTGGCTATAACCACCTGCTTTACAGCCGTGTCTCTGGCAACCGTCATGGTTTGGGCTGCCTGTTCTGCCAAAGCCAGATTGCCCTTGACCTGCGCGTTCTCCAGCGTGACGTTGTTGAGAGACTGAGTCGTGATCAGGTTGACGTTTTTCAGGTTGGCATTCTGCTTGACTAGGTCAGCGTTTGCCGCGCTCAGCTCCTTGATGATGTTGGTGAACTGGGTCACTTGGGAGGCGGTGGCGGGTCCGCTCACATCCAAAGCGTTGGATATCATCAAATCGGCGATCTTGGACTGAAGCGATGGATTGGGATCTTGTTCTATGGCCAGCTTGCCGCCCGTAATGTAGCCAGCCAACAGCTGATCCTTGGCCTGATGAGCCTTCTCCAGATCGGCCAGTGCTGCGTCAGCCTTGGCATTTGCCACCGCAAGGGCGTCTGATGTCTGCTTTGCAGCCTGCACCTCGGTGACAGTTGCGACCACCGCCTTGGCCGTATTCTTCTCTCTGGCCACATGCCATTCGTAAGCACCAGCGCCCCCCAGCCCCAATACTGCCAGCACCACCACCAACACGAGTGCCGCCACTCCCCTGTTTTTCTTGATGTTCACGTTATTCCTTAATGATGTCGCCCAGACCGTCCAGCACGGTAAGGGGAATCTTGTTCACTTTAGTGATGTCCTCTTCCTCCAGACCAAGATCCTTGGGCGTGACGGTTAGCAGGCCATTGATCTCCTCCTCTTGGCTGTTCACTTCAGCCAGCTGGGCAGTGAACCTCTTGATCTTGTCCGTGTCACCTTCGCTGATTTGGTCTTCGCCGCCACTGACCTCCTTGATCAGATCGTCCCGCACCTTGCCGAAAGCGTCCACATGTTCCTTGAGGATGCGCAGATTCTTGGCAAGATTCCATCTCACCTTGCCGGTGAAGTTGTAGGGCTTCTTGATCACCCCGTTCTTACCGTTAACCTCTACTACTTCTTCGATGCCGTCCAAGGCTGACAAGGCGGCGTACAACTGGCAGATTTTGCTGATTTTTAGTTTCATGGTTTGATGCAATACCTCCATCATGAGTGACTTGATCGAAATGTCAAGCCTAAATGAGATCAGGTCTCAGTTGCATCAGAGAGGACATGTTATAAGCTCTGCTAATATCATGGTACCAACCCGCTGATAAACGTAAGGCCCAGATTGGCGGCAAGGCAGGTGGGTAGGTATACCTCGTCATTGGCCTGTCCCGACCAGTTGACATACTGGCCGGATGTTAGGGTCACGTTTTGCGGAGCGGTGAGGGGGTTGCCGCTACAGTCCAGAATGCGATATTGGGCGGTCAGGGTAACATTGGGCGCTATGGTAAACGCGTACAAGGCCAGCTGGCAGCCGGAGGATGGGAACATGGGAACGGGAGTAATCGCGACGATCATGTGTGTGTTGGGTTACAGGTTGTAGTAGGGAATCTTGAACACGTTGTTGCCGGTAATCTTTAGCTGAATGAAGCCCACTGGATTGGAGGGCAACGAGGCGCTGCCTATGTCGGCAGAAGTGGAAGTGGGATACAGCAACTGGGGAAAGCTGCCGACAGTTAGCGAGCCACTGATGATGACGTTCTGGCTGGTAGCCAACCCGTTTGCTGGCCCCATGGACACCAGATTGTTGCTGGGCGTGGAGGCTCCGCTAGCAGGGGTAATGAAAGGCTGCATTCTGGGGCCGATGCCCGCCACTGTAATCGGAGAAGATCCCGTTCCGATGACCAACACGTCGCAGTATACGGTGGCCCCACCATTGTTGCCGATGCGTATCTGGCTTACCGTGTCTGCCCCTCCATACTGGCTGTGACGCACCCAGTTGATCAGACCATTATCGCTTCCATATCCGTCCACGCTTATATATATCTCCTCATCCGTATAGGTGTTGTTGTCGGAGGAGGGGGCGCTGATCCTGAGAATGCCACCTACGTATTCATACGAGCCACTGAGAAGCCTCCACCAGCCGGTGGCAAAAGGCACGAAGGTGGTTGTGTTGCCGAGAGAGGCCCCCACGTTGGTCCCCGCAACAGTGAGAGTGCCTGCCACGTTCATGTTCTGGCTGGTTGAGATCCCGTTGATGGGCGACAACACGGTCACGCTTGATGCTGGGGTAGAGGCACCGTTGGTGATTTTGGTCAATAGCGGAGCGCCTCTGGGGCTATACAGGGACACGTACAGGGGATATTGTCCGGTTTCCGATACATACAGGTCAACGAGGCAATTGGGGCCGCCATCGTTTCCGATTCTACCACTGCCGATCACGGGACCGTTGGCGTAGTTCGAGTGCCGCACCCAGTCTATAGTGCCAGCATTGCCATATCCGTTCACGTCGATCCATAGCTCGTCGTCCACGTAACAGTTGGCATTGTTGGTATATCCAAGAGGATCAAACACCCTCAGTATGCCGCCGACGTGCTCATAGCTTCCGCTTAACACACGGTACCATCCAATCGCGCTTGGAATTAACTGGCTGTTTGACTGTACTACATTCGAGTTAAGGGGCAATGGTATCGTCACATCGGGTATGAAAAATCCCGCACCGCTTGGATTGCCAAGGTTGTTCCTGTGCGTATAGCTGATGGCCGAATTGGTGTTTGAGCCAGCGGATGCGAATCCTACCATGCTGGCGTACTGGCCGACCTGATTGGTAAACGACACCGACTTGACGTTGTGGGTCCTGTTGTTCTCTATCAGCACGTTGGCGTTGCCGCCGAGGTTGGAGCTATAGTAAACGATGCCCCACTGATTGACGGACCCATTGAAGTCGTTATCCGATATGGTGATACCACTTGTGTTGGGTTGGGCGGCAGTGCCGTCGGAAGCATCTAGGAAGATGAAGTAGTTGCCTATACCGGAATGGGTCAGGCTGTTTTCCGAGAAGTTGACGAACGAGGTGGCCTGATTGTAGAACAGCGTACCATAACTGTTGGGGTAGTTGCTGTTGACTATGGTGTTGCCGACGATGTTGACGTTCTTGGCGTAGTACGTGTTGACGTTATAGGTATAGCAGTCTTTGATCGTGTTGCCGACCACGTTGTAGTAGTTGGGATAAGGATACGTATTGACGCCGTTGCAGATGATGCCGTCAAGCAGAATCACGTTCGGATTAACGCTGCCCGTTACACCATCAATGGAGTTGTCAACCACGTTGACGTAGTACGAGTCAGCCATCTCGATTCCCAGATAGGATGTCCCCTTGATGGTGTTGTTCGCTATCACGATGTTCTTCGAGAAGTGGGCGATGCTGATGCCCCACGCGCTGTTTTCGATGTAGTTGTCGCACACTATCGTGCTGGCTATGTCACCCCACAGCTCGATACCCATCTGATTGGTGTTGACCAGTATGTTCTTGGAGATGAAGTTGCCAGCTGAGTACCCGCTTTCGTTTTGCAGGGCTTGGAACTTGATGCCGCCGAAGTAGTTCTGGCCGCCCGCCCCCTGATATCCCATGCTGCTGCCCCATGAATCGTTGAACTTGTTGTTCGTGATCCTGATTTTTTGGGGTTGGCCGGTGCCGTACATGCCATATTGGAAGGCACTCTGCGTGTACACGCCAATCTGAAAGTTGGCAAAGCGGTTGTTGTCGATCACCGTCTCGTAGTTGGAGCCGTACAGGAAGATGCATTCCCCAATCGTGTTGGCAATGTAGGAGTTGCGGATCGTAAGGCTGGTGGTGTTGTTCGCGTTGATCGTGCCGTTGGTCGGCGCGGATGTGGATGAGGAACGGCCACCCAGCACGTTGATGCCGTCCCAGATGACGTTGGAGCATCCCGTGAAGAAAACGGAGGCATAGTCCAAATCGTTGGCGGCACTGATCGTGGCACCGCCGAACCCAAGGAAGCTCAGGTTGCTGCCGCTGATCACCAGTACGCCGGTCTTGGCGTAGTTGAGCGGCGGGAAGTAGAGCCCGGCATAGCCGGTGCTGTTGTTCTGGTAGTAGCTGATGGCCGTCTGAATGGCAAAGGTGTCGTTGGTAGATCCGTTGCCGACCACGCCGAACTGCTGGACGTTCAGGAAGGGGCCAGCCCCGCCCGCGCCACCTCCGATATTGGCCTTGACGTAGCCGGAAAGAGCGGCGATGTTGGCGTTGAGTGTCGAGCCGGTCTGACCGAAAGCCGTGGCAAACACACCGCTCATTCCCATAATGTCCAGATATAGCGCCGCCCCAGTTGCCGTCATGCCTCCCGATAGGTTGATACCGTTGTTATTCGCGGCAATCCAAGCCAGCTGGCCGGTAGACGCTATGCTGATGGCCAGTGTGTTGAACGTGGCGTTGAAGGTGGTGGCCAGATTGATACCCGTCTGGGTGAGGTTGGACACCAGTGAAGTGACCGTCGGGGAAATCGCGCCGCTCCAGTTGGTCAGGTCCAGATACAGTGTCTGGCCGCTAGTAGAGAAGTTGGCGCGATCCGTCACGATCTGAGATTGAAGATTCGAGCCGGTATTGAACAGGTTGAGGGCCGTGGCAAAGGTCCCATTCATCACCCCGCTCAGGCCCACGATGTCGGAAAGCAACAGCTGCCCGCTGGCCCCCGCGCTGCCTTGAGCGTCGAAGTTGCCGGAGCCGACCAGCAATCCCCCAAGAAACAGCTGGTTACCCGTCACGGTAAGCATCTGCCCGTTGAGGAATATCTGGTCGAATACGCTGATGTTGGCCATGTTACTGGTTCTCCAGCTGGGCGATACGCTGCACCAGCTCCTTGATCGAATTGACCAATGCGGCTATGATCGGACGGTCGTCCAGAGAAAGCATGCCATCCGGCGAATCGTGGAACACAGCCTCCGGTATGTAGGCTTCGACCTCGTGAGCGTAGAAGCCCGCCCGCGTCAGATGGTGGATGTCCTGCTTGAAGTCGTACACCACGGGATTGAGCGCCAAAACGGCCTCCAACCCGCGTGAGAAGATGCCCTTCGGGTTCTTGACCCTGATGTCGGACGATACTGAGAACACGCCGCTGGTGGCCGACACGGAGCCGGTTCC